CATTGGTGCAACTTCGGCATCTCTTGCTTTGACATACTTGGAACCCATATTTGCATTTTCTAAAATATTAAATCCTTCCGCATATGCCTGCATTACACCATACTCAATGCCATTATGTACCATCTTCACAAAATGTCCGGCACCTGGTGGTCCACAATGTAACCAACCATGCTCTGCAGAGGTTTCATAACTCAATGGATTAGTGCGACGGGCAGATCCAATGCCTGGCGCAAGGGCTCTGAAGATAGGAGAGCAGACGGATACTGCAGTATTTGCACCACCAACCATAAGACAGTATCCACGCTCCAGACCGTAAACACCACCAGAAGTACCACAGTCAATATATTGGATGCCCAACTTAGCAAGCCTTTCTGCCCTCCTGCGAGAATCCTTAAAATTGGAATTGCCATGATCAATAATAATATCACCCTCCACACAAAATTGTAATAACTCATTAATAGTATCTCCTACTGTTTCTGCCGGTACAACCATCATAAAAATACCAGGTGCTCTTTTATCACTTGGTGTTGATCTTATTACTTGAACAAGGCTTTCGATAGAAGTGGTATATCCACTGATATAACCCTTCTCATATTGCTCTTCAGCCTTCTTATGATTTTTACGATACCCATGAACTTCGATACCTGCTTTTACCATTCGACGGGACATTCCTTCTCCCATCCGACCTAATCCGATAAGTCCTACTTTCATTAGTCTCCTCTATTTCTTTCTGATATTATATAACCAAGAAAAATTCCACTCATCCATGCAATATAAAGATAAAGAACACTGGATACAAAATTGAAAAATTCACTCCATTCCATCTTCCTCATCCTCATATAATGGACAAGGTTCCTCAAACAAATACTTCATTTTTAATTCCTGCACTTTTTCCTGTAACTTTTGGTAATCTTCTTCGGTCATCTACCTCTAAAGTGTAATTTTTAACCAAGGAAATAATGGGTCAATTACTCCGATAAGTCGAAGTAGACCTTCAGCAAAAAGTGCAAGAACAACCCAACCAACACACATACTGATAATTCCAGCATTACGATTATGTTTTCGTATGGCATCATCAATCATCTCCTGCACTTCACTACGACTTACATAATCATCATCATACGGACTCATCATTTTATTTCTCCACTTCATCTCCAAGAATTTTTGATAAGGGATCACTTTCTCTCCTTACAATTGCACAAGCTCGTGTATAAAACATATTGTTTGTATTTCCAGATTCTTCGAAGGTCTTTTTGACTTTCACCCAGTTATTATAGGTGTGCTCGTCCATAAGATTTTATTTGAAATACTTACTAGCTATACTAGTCGGTAATTCAAAAGTGTCAACTATGTGTTGATTTGCACAAAGTGATTAAGAAATTATAAAGTTTTTTAAAACGGTAGCGACTGGATTTGAACCAGTGGAGGTGTTACCCTCATTTGTTTTCAAGACAAACGCAATAAACCGGACTCTGCCACGCTACCAAGATTTTACGGAGTGTTGAAGAATAGAAAAATATAACTTATCGAACCTCAAAGTCCAATTTACGAACTTTGCGTTGTCGTCTTTGTTCTTGCCACTCAATATCTTGCTGTGACAAGACTCCTTTTTTATTTTTGGATTGATAAGAGTTTAGCATAACAATATTAGACAAGTCAAGTGCAGAAATTTTATCTCCACGTATCGTTGCCATATTTGGACAACCGCAAGAAACTGTTTTATTCTGATGCCCCTCCAACTCCCTACCACAGGAGCGGCATCTAATCTTTATATTATCCATTGTATTGTTCTAAACTTCTTCAGTTTTTCAGTTATTTATCTAATATGTATTCCACAGTAGTAGCAACATCATTCATTGCATCTCTCAAATCAGGTTGCTGACCAGAATGACACTCGGAAGAAGTGGGAGATCCTTTTGATGTTTCTTCATAAAGAGTCCATCTCCACTGACCCATACTTTTAGAATACCACAGATTAATCTTCATTTAAATTTTCCCGACCAATCAACTTATATATCTTCTGCATCTCACACATCATTTGCATATACTCGTTTTCCAAATCTTCAATACGATATTGAAGTTTTTCTACAAGCTCATATAAACTTTTACAATCAGAAATATTTTCTTCACCCCTATCAGTTTCCTGATAAAACCATTGCAGCATCTTTTTTACTTTCTTTTTCATAGAAAAGGGGAACTAAATGTTCCCCAGTATACTATTACTATTTAAGGGTGTCAACAGCAGCAAGTGCTTTCTGACGTAGACCCTCAGGAAGAGGAACATAACCCAGAGAATCAGACTTTGCCTGCGCTTTCTCACTCAACATATAACGAAGAGTTGTTTTCACATTCTCATTCTGAGGTGCTTCAGGGTATGCAAGAATCCAAGTCAGGGAGACGATAGGATAAGCATTTGCACCTGCGGGGTTAGCATCAGCACCACGCAACTGAGAGTCAAGAACAATCTCACCAAGTCCAGCAGAAGCTGTTTCGGCAGATGCCTTAACGAAGTTTCCTGCTTTGTTCTGGAGAGCAGGTTGTTGAAGTCCACCATTCTTCACATAGTCGTAATTGACATATCCGATAGAACCAGGAGTTTGCTTCAGTTGTGCTGCAACACCAGAGTTACCTTTGGCACCAACACCAACAGGCCACTTCACTGCTTTACCTGTACCAACCTTTGCTTTCCACTCTGGAGAGAATGCTGACAGAGAGTTAGTGAAACCTTTGGTAGTACCAGAACCATCAGAACGATGAACGACCTTGATGGCACCATCGGCACAACCGAAGGTAGACCAGTTAGTAATCTTGCCAAGGAATACATCAGCAAGTTGAGTTTGAGTAATCTTGGCATCACAACCAGGATTATTATAAGCAGGAACGATAGCACCACCAGTCATAGGAATGTGAACCACTCCAAACTCAGGTTGTTTCTCATCCTTTACGGCACCATCAGAGGCACCAAAGTCAACGGTCTTTGCAGTGTACTGACGGACACCAGCACCACTACCAACTGCTTGATAGTTCACTTGGTTGCCAGTTTCTTTAGCAAAGTCACTCAACCATGCTGTATAGATTGCAGCAGGAAAAGATGCTCCTGCACCACTCAACTTAAATGTTTCCTTTACTTCTGCAGTTTGATTAGAACCACAAGCCACCATTAGAGGGGTGGCTGCTGCAACTACTGCGATTGCTTTGAGTTTCATATATCTATTATCAGAACTTGTACTTGGTGCCGACTTCAACTTTCCAGTCACGGGTAGAATCTTCGTTGAAGATGTTCTCCCACTTACCATAAGCAGAAAACTTATCAGTGATCTTTACTTTACTACCAATTTCAAGGGCAGTAAAAGTTTCTTGCTCTCCACCATCAGGAGAAGTAAATCCTGCACCACCTTCAATATAAGGGGAGAAGTTATTCATTTTCCACTCATATCCGACTCGACCCTGATGAACTGCCTTGGAGAAATCTTCATCAGTTCCTTTAAATTCATGCTTGGACTCTACATAGGGTCCTGCAAGGGCAGGTGTCGCCAGTGCAGATGCTGCCAGTGCGGCAAGTGCGATTGCTTTCATTTGAAATTCCTTTTGTAATGTTTTCGGGTTTGTCCGTTGAAGACCTTAGTATTATAACAGTGTCTTCAGATTCTGTCGTTAAGAGACTATTAATAAACAAACCTCTGTATTTAAACCAGTTTAATCTAAATTTAACATAAAAAAAGGACCCTCGTTAGAGGATCCCGATTTTTTTATCTGATTGATTATCAGAAGGAGTACTTAACACCAGCCTTGGTGCCGTAACCAGTATCGGTATCACCAGTGATGAACGAAATTTCACCATAGAGGCTCAGAGCATCGGTCAGTGCGACAGAAGCACCACCCTTACCGGAGAACTCAACTTCGGTTTCAGCACCGTCAGGAGAGACGAGAGCAGGACCACCTTGGATGTACCAAGCAGCAGATTCACCCAGAGGACCTTCGTATCCTACGTGAGCATCGGTTACAGTTCCTTGATAGTCGCTGCCGACGAAACCAGAGTTGGCTTCGACATTCACGTAAGGACCTGCAAAAGCAGCACCAGCGGACATGGAGAGAGCAGCAGTTGCTGCGAATACAGATTTGATCATTTGTTAATACCTCGTTATTTTCTCGCAGAGTAATATACCTGCGGATGGAAAGAGACTCGACGTGTCTCTGTTAAAAACTTCGTGATTCAGCGAGTAGTTGAGGCTTCTTCACTTGGTTATTTATAAAGTTTTACAACAATCGGGAATTCGGATTCCCGAAGCGGAATAGGGGATTCGAACCCCTGACGTTCAGCTTGGAAGGCTGACATTCTACCACTGAATTAATTCCGCAAGGTGTGGGGGCATTAGAGGTCCCCCAATACACTTCCTTCACACGGACGAAAGAAGTATAAGACAAGATCGTAACCTTGTCAAGCCCTATGACGGAATTGAACCATCCTCTGCAGTTTACAAAACTGCTGCATCACCACAATGCTTATAGGGCAGACTCCCCCGACTGGAATCGAACCAGTAACCCCAGAGTTAACAGCTCCGTGCTCTGCCTGATTGAGCTACAGGGGATTGTTTGCCTTTTCTTCTTTT